CACGAATTGATCTATAGCGTCAAAGCCGAAGCACATCGTCTACTCAACCTTATCGCTCAAAGAGATTGCAACAATGAAGTTTGTAAAGGCTACACTTTTCCTCATCGTTCTTTTTATCGTATTCTGCCTGAGCAAATGCGTTTACGACACGCGGAAATTTGTAGAAGAAACTCGACTAACGGTATCGAATAGCATGCCGCCGGCAGAACAAAACTATCGGCAATGCTTGAAACGTAAGTCTGGTGTAGTAGGTGTGGTATCCATTCATCAAATGCGCGAGTGTACTAAGGAGACTGGCTATGAAGATTGATCTAGTGGTAGTGAAAGAATCTCGATATTACCTTAAATGGTTGCTGGTGTGGTTCATGGTATTCGGCCTGAGTGGTCTAGTGGTTAGCTGTGTACATGAAGACCGCGAACAAAAGCGTGTTGAAGCACAGGAACTCAAGGATGGGCAGAATTCACCAGAACATGCTTTCCGTTTCTGCATTACCACAGCAGTGGGTATAAACGGTACAGCTACACCAGAACAGATCAACGCCTGTAATAAGGCCGCTGGTCGATAAAGCATAAAGCCCCTCCGCAATGGAGGGGCAATATGTTGTTTTTTCTTTTGTTAGAAATCACTGAGCGGCAATCAGCGTACGGATGTGATGGCGATTCCCTTCCGGGTCATTGAAGCAACGGAGAATCTTCTGAAGCTTCTTGAGCTGCTCATCATATTTCTCGTTAGCGTCTTGCCATTCGTAAACCTTATCACGGAATACACCGAGTTCTTGACCACCGCTCAACTGGGCTTCACCCATCGCGATATACATCTCGTTATAGCAGTGGGCCTGTACAGCGTACTCAACCAACTTAGCAAAGGCAGGCCAGCTAGGTTGACGGATGTTATTGAGTTCTTCATCGTTACCCAAACGACAACTCAAGTAAGCCGTAGCCGAAGGCATGTATACAAAGCGAACCATGAAGGTGTTGTGATTGATCAAACCTAGATAACTGGTCTGAGCCACCGGTACACGTTTAGCAGCATCCAACACTTGACGAGTAACGGAGTTCATAGCCGACTCATTATAGTGCATGGCATAACCTGCGTTCTGATAACCAAGAACACCGAAGTGAATACCGTAAAGCTGAACGATAGGACGACCTTGAGTATATTCGTCTGGGATGTAGTAAACCGTAGTAAAAGGATCGACGTACTGGGCTCTTACAGGAAAGTCCAGTGGGATGAAAGTCTTAGTACCACCTACGACATCTAGGTCTGGTTTAATACGTGCTTCGATTACAGCTTCACGAATCCGATGTTCCATAGAAAAGTTCGAACCGCATCCAGCGTTGTCTAATGCTGCAACTGCTTCATTATTACTAACGAAAACCTGTTGCAGAATCTGACGCGGAATACGGGGTCGAATATAGTTAAGAGCATATTGGATAGCGCTCATTACAAAAACGTCCTATATCGCATTTGAGGGGCCTTCCCGCTAGCGTAACTATACCGACGAGGCGTATACTATACGAGGGGAAGCATTTAACACATTTTATTTGAAATCTATATCATGATTGGGTATTGATCGAGGAAACTTCCATGCATGAAAACAAGCCGCAACCATACGACTTACTCACATTTGATATCAGGCCAGTGTTACCCCTCATAGACCACAGCATGATCCGTAGTCTGGCATTCCAAAGACACGACCAACGTATCGGACGGAATCCAGATCATGCAATGATCATTCCACAGGGGAGCGAATATGATCAAAGGGTAAGGATCACTACAGATGAGATCTTAGATGACTTCATCTGCACAGCGATTAATTCGTATGAACATACTTGGGTACATCGTGACCTAAGACACATGACTGAAGCAGAGCGGCGCATTCATGGAGAGTTCCCTGAAGCATGGCGTGCACTGTATCAAAGTATTCATTTTAAACCGGAGTATGCAGGAATGTTCGCGCACTATCAGCGCATCAACGATTCGATATTCCTAGCGGTTCCGAAGTATGAAGGGTAAAGAAAAATGACTGGATCTAAACGTTTTATCGTGCTTGAAATTCTCGACCACGTCGATGTACTGAAGGAATGTGTGGAGTTCTTGGCACTGACCTCTCCAGCTACTGGTCTGAAGACTATCAGTCACCGTGAAGCATCAACCATCCTTTACTTCCTTACTCGGGACACCGTTGATAACGAGTTGGCGCACAAGATTCATAACCCAGAGAATACCGAGTACATCATCTCGATTCTCTATGGTATCGCTAAGAACCAGATCACCAAACAGTATCATGAAGCGTATCAGGTCATCCGTACGCACAGTCTGTGGCAAGGCGTAGAGATCAATCTGAAACGTCAGATCGGTCAATACATCCCAGCTCAATGTTGGACTGACTGGAACGTGATCAAGTCGTCCGGTCTGGTTGGTTTGATGGAAGGCGAAGATCATCGGATCGCTGAGTTCCATAAAGAAGCTAAGGCTCTGGATGTAGATGACGAAGATGAAGCAGTAGCAACCGTTAACTGTTCTAACCCGATCAACTATCTGTATAACCAGTTCAAGCAACGGTATGGTTATAAGCTGGCGCAAGCTCAACAGCACATCAGTAACCCATCGACCGTAATGGATCAGTTCTATCGTAAAATGCTGTCGGACTTCTTCCAAAACCCGACTGAACAGATTGCAGCAATCTTCTGTGAAGGCTTGACTCGTGTTAACCCACAGATCGAGATCTCTGGACACTGCCCTAAGGTGAATCAGGTGTTGATGAAGATGCTGAACATCTACGACATCGAAAGCTTCCATCGTGAGATCGTATCGAAGTTGATCATCGCCTTCGGTATGGGCCAGCTGAGTTACAGCGTTAAGAAGGATGAGTCGTATAAGCTCGAGTACTATATCAGTACGAACATCATGGCTGTGTTCAAGAAAAGCTATTCGACCATCACAGAAAAATACGAGGATGAGCTATTACATGCACTCAATCGTGGCGACTATCTGCCATACGAAGAACGCGTGATCGCTGAACGAGTGTTCGCCGAACGCGCCAACATGGTACTCAATCTCCGGCAATGACCACACAAAACATCCTGATCGTATTCGATCATTGGGACGCTACTCGGTTCGCAAGTGACCACTGGGCTACAGCCAGTTGGTTCTTCGGACCGAATGGCCGGTTCCTGAACGCGATCGCCACCATGGCGGTCATCCAACCTAATCCAGATGCGGGCGAATCACATGTTGCGACCCTTACTGAAACAGCGAATGAACTCATTGGTTACAGATGTGATGACCAAGACGAAACCAATCCAGCTCCAGATCTCAACGAAGATCAAAGGGACGAAGTTGTCAAGTATCTTATCGAATGTAACCGAGCGATGCGTCCGTACTTGCCTGACAGTGGCACAATCCAACTACACTCGTACGTAACCAGTTCCGAGTACAATGAACTCTATCTGATTATCAAACACTACGATGACCGAGAACATCCTGATACGACTGGCCCCGGTGCTGGTATACGGACCCTCACTTCGTCTAGTTGAGTTACTGAGTGACCGTGTAGGCTTAACTGTGAGCGACGTTAATGACGCCATGGTAGCCTTCGCGGAGTATCACTGGTTCAATGACTGCCACACGTTTAACGATCGTGATTTTGTAGACTCGTACTTCATGGGTGATTCCTTGGGGTACGATGTTCTTTATGCCGTCAAAGCTCAGCTACCGGAAATCGGTGCGTATATCCCCTGTGATATCACCAGCTTGAAATATCTGAGGACAATGAAAGATGGGCTCTACGTCCTTTGTACCCGCGACACACGTGTTGCTGACATTCGATTCAACTCGGCTCTTGCGTCATATTTCCCCGCATGATGATAAAGGCATGGTTGATTATGTAGTCCGTCAATATGGTCCTGCCTTACATAATGCATTGCGATTCTATAACAGTGATATTGCAAACAACATGCGGATGCATTATAATGATGCGTACTACACGGCAGCCGTAGATGAAGCCGCCTATAACAACCTAGACGATACCCCTGGGGCACCGCAGTTCTTTAGACGTACTGTGAGTGAGTCTGGAATGATCATCGCTAAGAAAGCACGGTACGACGAATTGGTGGAGTTGTGCATCGAAACCTTTAATGGGGAGATTGCCGCATACCTTCGCTCCATTCAAATGAATCAAGTCCGGCAAATTTATACTGTACGTGTAGTAGGATATGAAAACCGCACGCTTAAACTAGTGTTAGGCGTTGATGCTCCAATAATTCCATAGGTGAACTATGCAACCACGCGCCATAGGGATGACGATCAATCACCATGAGATCGAACACACCCTGCAACAGATGTCGGATGTAATTCGCAATGCAGCTTACACCGTAGCCAATGAACGGTATCCAATAGGGCATGAAAAACGTCAAGAGTTCTTTGATGAGACTGGTACGCTATTGGTTATGGATGAGACCTCGATCAAGGCATTACTGAAAGACGCCATTGAACACTACCTGCAATTCCATGCGGTTGCTCGTGGTGGTTCACAGGCTGACTTCAACTACTACCTGAACGATTCATTCGAGATGATCGCTGATTACGTTAATCGTAATGGTCACATCGTGAGTTACCTATCGGCTCAATTCGCATCTGCCTGTGGCGTGCTGGCTGCAACTCTCGCTCCGGTGATCGAAGATCTGAGTGGTACAGGGCATGGGGTCGAACGAGTGGAATCGTTTACATTGAACACCCAAGAGTCGTACTACTTAGTGGTAGGTGAGAACCCAGACGATGCGGAGACTTACGACCCAAAGGACGATGACCTTAGTACAGTTGACGTATATCAAAGTCCTGAGGTCTTAGACGCTATCGCTGAACGTAACTACTCACGGGCATTGAACGATATAATCGGTGAAACCACCTGGCCTACGTTGAAATCGATCTATAAAGACGATAAGCGTTTGATGGTTAACTTAACCATGCAAGATTTTAGTAAAGTCTTACATGAGCCTATCGTAACGCAACCCTTCCACCGACACATCAACTCAGATGAGTACGCTGCACTTAACAGTAACTTTAAGGTCCCTGATCTAGGATAAAAAGAAATGATGACCGTTACACATAACTTCATTGTTTGGGATTCACCTCACGCCAAACTAATGGCTGAACGATGGTCTGCTGAGTTTGATGCCAAGCGCCAAGAGATGTATCTAGCGATGGCAGATCTACCTGATGCAGACGGTATCGTCAGGGCGATGGTGGATATCAATATCCATAAGGGTTTGGATATTCGAGCTTATCAGAAACACGTGATCGACACATACGACCACTACCAGATGCATAATCTAGACGACGATCTAGTGGAACAGCTGGTTAATGGTACTGAGTCGCCAGACATGCATGACATCATCGAGACGTTGAAAGAGTTCCAAACCAATGAAACGAACTTTGATGTTGCCTCAATGATTCCACTCGACTTTAAGGGTACAATGGGCTTTGTGATTCAATCTAAGCTACGGTAGATAGTATGAATCCCTAAGTCAATGGTAAGCAACATGAACCTTCAAGAAATCCCCATCGGGACGGTAATCTCTTTTGAGGTATATCCAGCTTCGCAAGTCGGTACCCACTTTCAAGCAGTAACGCTTCAGGCAACGTTTAATGCAAGCCTTGCCCGCATGCTTGGTTTCGATTACATCGCTGCTAACCAACAAGTTTACTCGACTCTTCCATCTGGGACTCCAAGTGATCCTACCCAGTACAACTACTTTCAGGTAAAACTGCAAAGTGGCGAAACTCAGATCTTGGGTGTCCCATGGATTCGTGAAGGTACTCTGAGTATCCATAATGGTAAGCGGCTCACATTGGTATTCGATGACCTTGATGAGACTCGTAAGAACCGCGTTATCGCGGCTGTTAAAGGTGTCAACGAGAATCCTACGTCGACAGTGTTTAACTGACCCCTAGTGCCTCACCTTCGGGTGGGGCATTATGCCGTTTCTTTTTTAGAATGTATTTAAAGCCTATATTACTTTGGTGTAGTTGAGAGTAAAATCCCCTTCTGCTTCAGGAGTAATACCATGGAACTGAATAACTACGTCATTGCTGGCGCTGCACTCGCTATTGCGGCAACTTCGTCTTTCACCACCTGGCTGATCGTTCGGCCAAAGAAAGATGATGATGAGGAAGTCCCTAGAGCCAAGTATCGTCGTGTAGATGTTGCGGCGTTCAAACGTTCTATGACTGAACGCTACAAACACGTGGATCTCGTTAAAGTCGATGACGAGACCAAAGCGACGCTCATCAAAAGCATCCACACCAACATCGACAAAGATATCCACAATCTGTTCACCGAGGCCGAACATGCGGAATTGCTCGGCCACAACGAATCGCTGTTTTCAAAGTACAGCTGATCGTCTTGGGGCTCTCTACGGGGAGCCCCAGTTTCATCAAATTTATCCAAAGGAGTATAGGCATGAAGATGCAATCAGGACAAGCAACTTTCCAGAAGTTCGTAGCCACTATGAACTCGATGTACCCTGACGATGATCTGGAACTCAGTACGTCAGAAACCCTTCCGAATACTTACATCATCCAACATCGAGTAACTGATCGTTATGTGGGATTGTGTGTTACACCAGAGTCGGTCAAGTTAACGTACCGTGACGTTAATAATGAACCAGTTGCTGTGACCATACAGGACGTCGGTTTGATGGCGTTCTTCTTAGGCTCATACTTCACTGGCCATTCGTTGACTGTGCCACCGGTTTAAATTCAATACGTTTGCCAGCCCTTATGGGTTGGCAGATGTACGCTTTCTTTTTTTACTTGACAGCCTCTAAGTATATAGACTTTGGAGGTTCTCATGGAACTCGATGCAAGACCCAATCCTTTTTATCAAGATGCCTCTGAGTACCAACGTGACCTAGAGATCGTTGATCCGATGATGCGCGATACCGCGCTGTATTTGTCCGCTATGACTGGCGACCCGCTTGACCAGTGTTTAGCATACGTGCAGACGTCTATGGCTCCTGGTGGTGAATTTGAACTGAAAGACCCCAAGACCATGGTCTTGTATAAGAACGAGCAAGGCGATCGGGAAAAGAAAGTAGTAGGTTTTAGTCAGTTCCTTGGACGTATTAAGAAACACAAGTTGTTGTTGTCACCAAGTATGTCAGTGTACTTGCCTGAAAGCGTTCGTCAATCTACTCATGCTCAGTATATCGCTGAAGGCGTAGCTAACCGTAAAGCGGTTAAGAAAGAACAGCTTCGACTCGAGGGTGAGAAAACCCCTGAGGCTATGGAACTCGCACAGGTTCGTAAAGGCGAACAAGAGAACTTCAAAATTAACAATAACTCCTATTCAGGAGCTACGGTTAGTGCGGCAACGATTCTCTATTACAAATCTACTCACTCGAGTCTAACCTCGACTTGCCGTACCGCAACTTCTTATGCTAACGCAAACAATGAGAAGTTCATCATGGGTAACCGTCACTACTATACTCCAGAAGTGACTAAAGCTAATATGCTCAGTCTGGCTAACACCACCGACTTGAAAGAACTTGAGCGCTGCATGCAGAAGTTCAAGCTGCATTACCCAACCGCTGATGAAGTGATTGAGATGGTGTTGTATTCGACCGCTCATTACTGGAACAACCCAGACTACACTGAACAACTGCGTAAGCTGGCTGCTGGTATGTCGCCTATTCAACGTGCTGCTATTATGTACGTCGGCGATCTGTATCACATCTATCAGTTGAACCGTGATATGGTTAAAGGTTTCTTGACTGAATTGTCTCAGTTGGGTCGTCCTGATCAAGTCATCACTAAAGACCAGTACAACAAGTTCGATAGTGACATGCAGTTGCTGGCTAACTTCATCTGCTATGAAGAAGTGAATGGTCGTAACAACGAGGTACTTCAGAAAGAGAACCCAGAAGTATTCGACATCATTTATTCTACTGGTAACAACATCCGTGAAGTACTGGCTAAGTATCGGTTGTTCATTAAGGCTATGTTCCTGACCAAGAACGTGCCATCGAGTATCCATGCATTCCCGACAGCTTATCGTCGTGCTGCTGTGATCTCTGACACTGACTCGACTATGTTTACTCTGCAATACTGGGTAGAGGAATTCTTCGGTCGTATTACGTTCAGTAAAGAAGCTAAACGCTTGGTGTTCTCGTTGGTATTCCTAGTGTCCGAAGTGGTAATGCACATTCTGGCATTGCAGTCAGCTAACATGGGTGTAGCCGAGAACAAACTTCGTCTGCTGGCGATGAAGAACGAATACTACTTCGCGGTATTGAGTCTGACTACTCGTTCGAAACACTACTATGCTTCTCAGGATGCATTGGAAGGCGTAATGTTTTCCAAGGCGCGTATGGAAGTTAAAGGTGTTGGTCTACGCGATAGTAAGGTTCCGCCACGTATCAACAAAGCTGCTAAGAAAATGATGGATCACATTATCACCACGATCAAACGTGAGGAGACATTGGATCTACCAGCTATGCTTAAGCAGATTGCAGATATCGAACGTGACATCATGAAGTCGATCTACAATGGTAAAGCGGAATACTTGACCACCGGTAAGTGTAAGCGTGCTGATGCATATAAGTCGGAAGACAATGCCACCTTCGCTAAATACAAGTTCTGGAAAGAAGTGTTTGAGCCGTCGTTCGGTTTCTTGGAAGCTCCACCTTATTCGTTCGTGAAGGTATCGGTTACGATCGATAACCGTACTCGCTTCGAAGCATGGGTAGATACCATCGAAGACAAACCTTTGGCGATGCGCTTGAAAGCATGGGCTTTGGCTAATAACAAGAAAGGTATTACTAACTTCCACGTTCCAATGAGCGTGGTTGAGAACCATGGTATCCCTGAGGTTATCACTCGGGTAGCTAACGTTCGTCAGGTAATCTCTAACACCATGGGTAGCTTCTATCTGTTGATGGAGTCCCTAGGTATCATGTTGATGGATAAGAAAATCACTCGACTCATTTCGGACTTCTACTAATGTACATTATTACCCCGCAATTGAAAAATCAAGACTTCCCATTGAGTTGGGTTGTCGGTACCGACGACATGTGTCAGACAATCATGCTCTTGGAAAGCACAGAACAAATCGAATCGTTTAGTGTAAAAGACTCTATGGGTACTCCGATTTCTGATGTGGCTAATTACTTCGGAATGGCACGACTCACCAAGGGTTAATAGATTCAGTTTCAAGTTTATATCATGGCTGTGTATCCAGTTAGGGTGCACAGCTCTTTATTCCGTGAGGTAGTTATGTTCACCAATGTGATCGCGCAACTACATGGTCAAAGCAAAACCGTGGATGTTGTCATAAGCGAACCGAATAGCCTTATCGAGTTGCTGATGATCTATCAGAAATCGGATAAAGTTAAAGCTTACCGAGTTATTCCCCAAGACCAAGTTCCGGTTAAGAATTTCAAAACTGAGTATGGTTGGGGACACGAGTACTTCGATAAGAACCAACCCGATAAATTCGATTGGACTGAATAACATGCGTAAACACGATCCTGAAGTCCGTAAACTGTTTGAAAAGATGCGTACCCTAAGCTGGGGTAAGGACATTATCTGTATTACAGCAAAAGCTACACCGATGACTCAAGCTGAGATCGCGGCTGCTAACCAACCTCGTTGCATTGATTACATCGGGTTACTTCGATGAATACGTTTGGCATGGCTAAATATGACCCCGACATTGAACGTGTTGAGGTAGAGCTTAAAGATTACCTTAATACCAAGGACCATCAAATGAAAGACTCCCTGTATCACACTTTGTTCAAACTGGTCACTCAAGGTCCACAGCCTGTATCGAACTGTGTATCGGTAACGGGTATCACAGAAGCGGCTAATCTGGGTCTGGTTACTGTAGATCCGCAGGGTGATGTAGATTGGTATCGTATTACCAGTAGTGGTGTTCAGACTCTGTTGGATGCTTACGAGAAACGCCCCGATCCTGAAGAACAGATCTTCGGTGCAGTGCATGTATGCTTCGCTGAGATCGTCGGTGGGGGTAAGCTCGATGGTACGCCACTGGTTGTATTGGGTGGAGCATTGTCGTGGGCTAAAGAGTATCTGATCGGCTCTAAGCTAACATTCTCGACTAGCTTCGGTGCTTACGATTACGCTACCTTCGATTACCTGGATCTGAATGGTAAAACGTGGTTGCTCAAACCGGGCGACTGGTTGATCCTGCGTGAAGACCATAATCACATTATGCATCGCTATGAAGTGGAAGACGAAGAATGATCACTGTACTCTATCGCACTAATACCATCACCACTCCGTCAGAAGCTACAGTTGCAACCAACGAAGATCTGATTGAGCTACTCAGTATCTTCGAGTCTACGGATAAGGTACTGTCGTATGCTATCATGGATACCGTTTTCTTGTGCAACGGTGTTCAATCGATGTCGTACTACCAGTGCGTACCAGAAGCATTCCCTAAATTTAGCATCATGGAAGAGTTCTAATGAGTGCTGTAATCCCAACCGAAATGAAAAGCGGTATGATTCCTCACCCGACTAAGCTAGATGCTTGGATTCCCGGTGAACGTAGTGGTCACAATAATCTGTGCATGGAAATCCAAATGCCCACCAGTCCTTTCGGTAGTGATGCTCCAGCGTCTAACATGTGTACTTTGGCTATGAAACCATCGTTCATTGAATTCGCCAGTCTGGATAGTATCCATCAGACTCAAGTACATGCCAAGGTCAAGCGACTGCTGGAACATAAAAAGATCATCAACAGCTTTTATTCCGGGGCAACTCCCGATCAGTTGATGCCTGACCTCGATGTCGAGACATTAGCGCTAGCATTGATCCGTGAGCACGAGGAAGATCTTACTTGGCTTGACAACAGTTTAGGTACAGTACGTACTGCTTACCTCGACGAATTCTCCCGTAACTATAGCAGCTTTGCTGTTAACAATTCATTCAAGGAACAAGGTCTCATGCAAGATACAACTAATCTGATGCTCGCTGCTCAAACCCAAGTACAACTGGAAGACAACCTCCTCTTCGGTGGTGGCGTTAAGCGTGGCGAGTTGTCGGCAATCTCCGCGCAGACCAGCGAAGGTATGTCGCAGTTGATCGAACAGATCGAATCGGTTGATGGTACTCAAGCTCTCACCAAGACTCCTAAGCTGGCTTCGCTTGATCACGTTCGTCGTCCTAAGCGTAAGAAGTCCAAGGCTAAGTCCCCGCACATTCCTAACATGCGTAACGGTACTGTTAAGCGTGCATTGGGTACAAGCATTCTGATGAAGCTGGGTCAGATCCAACGTGATACCCAAGACTCGTACAAGCGTGCCCTGCTGAAAGAACTGCCAGCAGCGGATGTGATCGAGATGGCTTCTGGTGAAAAGCTTCCTGACTATCAGGCT